CTCCTAGAGAGCCGCAGCTCGCCATCCATAAGATGATGGCCGAGAAACGCTTTTCGGTAGTAGTGGCTCACCGAAGAATGGGAAAGACAGTCGCTGCCCTGAACCACATCATCAAGGAAGCAATCCAGAACCAGAAGGAAGCACCACGGTACGCTTACATCGCCCCGACTTATGGGCAGGCAAAGCGGGTGGCGTGGGACTATCTCCTAAAGTACACAATGCCTCTACAGGCGACCCCGAACATCTCGGAGCTTAGGACCGACTTTTGGGGCCGCAGAATCCAGCTTTACGGCTCAGACAACCCTGATTCACTCCGAGGCCAATACTTTGACGGCGTGATTCTGGACGAGATCGGTGACCAAGACCCCAAGATTTGGACCGACATCATCCGACCCGCACTCTCGGACCGGCTGGGCTGGGCACTGTTCCTCGGTACTCCGAAGGGAAACAACCACTTCAAGGCTCTGAGGGACCAGGCCGAGGACGAAGAGGACTGGGGGCTGCTGGAGTTCAAGGCCAGCCAGACCAAGCTCATAGACGAGAACGAACTCAAAGCCGCCCGTAAGGAGATGGGCGAGGACAAATACAACCAAGAGTTCGAGTGCTCCTTCAACGCTGCGGTGGAGGGGTCTTACTACGGCTCGCTGATAAACGACCTTGAAGAAAAGGGCCGTTTGTGTCACATTGACCGGGACGATCTCTGTAGGACTTACACGGCTTGGGACTTAGGTGTTTCTGATTCGACTGCTATCTGGGTGATCCAAGCGGTAAATCAGGAATACAGAGTGCTAGATTTCGTGGAAAATCACGGGGTCGGATTGGATTGGTATGTCAACTGGATTCGAGAGAACAAGTGGCATACCGCCGAGCACATCCTCCCTCACGATGTGGAGGTCAGGGAACTCGGCACGGGACGCAGCCGCAAGGAAATGCTCCAAGAGGCTGGCCTACAGATCACTGTCGCACCGAGACTTTCGGTAGCAGACGGGATTCAGGCAGTCAGGCGCATCTTGCCCAAGTGCTGGTTCAATGTCCCTCAAGTACGACTAGGGTTGGACGCACTTCGCAACTATCGAAGAGAGTTTGACGAGAAGCGGAATGTCTTTTACGACAAGCCACTTCACGACTGGGCCAGCCACGCATCGGATGCTTTCCGGTACTTGGCTGTTGGAATGAGCGAGACTTCCCAATGGGATAAGCCGCTCAGAGCTAATACTCGATGGATAGTGTGATGTGGATCTCAACCCAAGGAAATCTCCCGCAGCGGATAGCTGAACTTGAACGCCGCATCAAGGCGTTAGAGGAACTGTATGAACGAGAACGCGCTGAAAGCACAACTCGAGGCCGAAATAGACGGAGCAATCGGCTATCTCCAGACGGAGACAACCGAACAACGCACGAGGGCGCTGGAGTATTACCTTCGCTATCCATACGGGAATGAGGTCGAGGGCCGCTCCCAGATCGTCACGGGAGAGGTCGCCGAGGTCATTGATGGGGCGCTTCCTCAGCTAATCCGTATCTTCACCGCATCCGATGATGTGGTGAGGTTTGAGCCTGTTTCTCCTGGCGATGAGCGCGGAGCCAAGCAAGCAACCGATTACGCGAACTGGGTGTTCTACAAGGACAACCGTGGGTTTGCGATCATGCACGACTGGTTCAAGGACGCACTCCTTGAGAAGGTAGGAGTCATCAAGGCTTACTGGGATGATTCAGTCTCGGTTATCAAAGAGACCTATGAGGGTCTGAGTGATGATGAGCTGGTGATGCTGATGGCAGACCAGACGCAAGAGATCATCGCCCAAGACACGGTGAGTTATCAGGTATTCGATCCCAACGGTCAGCCCATGATCGGCCCGGACGGAATGCCGATGATGAACACGACTCACACCGTTCAGGTCAAGAAGAAGAACAAGGTCGGCTCGGTCAAGATCGTCAATGTCCCGCCCGAGGAGTTCTTGATCTCCAAGCACGCTCGGACGATTGAGGACTCTCCCTTTACGGCTCACCGCCGTCTGATCCCGCGCTCTGATCTGGTTGCGATGGGATTTGATTGGGAGACCGTCCAGAACCTTCCGACTTACGATGATCTGTCATTCAGCCCTGAGCGAGTGGCACGATTCTCTGAAGGCGAGCAGCCATCTGAACAAGAGTCCTACGATCCTTCCATGCAGGAGGTCGAGGTATACGAGTGCTATGTCCGCGCAGACATGGACAACGATGGCCTAGCCGAACTTCTGCAGGTCTGGTACGCAGGGTCCAAGATCCTTGAGATGACGGAGACGGATTACATCCCGTTCCATGCGATCTGCCCGATTCCGGTTCCGCATAAGTTCTATGGTCTGTCTCTCGCAGACAAGACGATGGACATCCAGCTCCAGAAGTCCACGATCACTCGGCAGATGTTGGATAACCTGTATCTGACGAACAATGCTCGAGTGGGTGCCGTGGAGGGCCAGGTCAATCTGGACGATCTCTCGACCATGACTCCTGGCGGGATTGTTCGGATGAAGAACCCGAATGCGGTGGTTCCGATGTCCGTGCAGCCGGTGGCTCAACAGGCCTTCCCGATGTTGGAGTATCTGGATCAAGTCCAAGCCAAGCGGACAGGTGTTTCTGACGCAAGCCAAGGTCTGGACCCGAACATCCTTCAGAATGTCACGGCCACTGCGGTTGCTGCATTCCAGAGCTCCTCATCAGGCAAGCTGGAACTCATCGCTCGGATCTTTGCTGAGACGGGTGTTAAGTCTCTGTTCAAGGGAATCTTGCATCTTCTCTGTAAATACCAAGACAAGCCACGCCTGATTCGGATGCGCGGCGAGTATGTGCCGATGGACCCCCGTGAGTGGTCCAACCAGTACGATGTGAGCATCTCTGTCGGGTTGGGAACGGGAAACCGTCAAGAGCAGATGGCTATGCTTGCGATGATCCTCGATAAGCAAGAGAAGATCCTGCAGCAGTTTGGACCGGCTAATCCGCTTGTGTCTGTGGCTCAGTACCGCGAGACTCTTGGCAGGATGATTGAGGCAGCAGGGTTCAAGGACTCGGCAACCTTCTTCAAGCCGATTACTCCTGAGATTGACCAGGCTCTCAGCAATCCTCCTCCGCAGCAACAGCAGCCCGATCCCGCCATCCAAGCGATGATGATGCAGGCCCAGGCTCAACTTGAGATTGACCGCCAGAAGGCATTAGCGGATATTCAAGCCAAGCGCGAGAAGGCTGCTGCAGAGATCCAACTGGCACGAGAGAAGGCTGCGGCTGAACTAGAGCTGAAGCGTCAAGAGTTCGAGGCCGAGGTCCAACTCAAAGCAGCCAAGCTCGGCGCAGGCATTTCCTCCAATGTAGAGATTCCGGGGTAAATCATGGCACTTTTGGACACTGGATATCGTACTCTTGAGAGCGAATACGAGAGCCTCCTCGCTCCGACACAGGCCCGTCCTAAAGCGGTGCTGTTTGGTGATTCAATGAGTGAATATGTCGGCTATAACGCCGATGGTACTCCGAACACCAAGTATGGGAACTCAATCGCTGATGTGATCGGAAACAATCTCGGTATCGGCGTGGAGAACCTTGCAACTGGTGGCGAGACCTCTAACGAGGCATTGGCCGGTGGTTCTAAGTTCGGTGCGTTTGCTGATTACATCGCCCAGAACCGTCCTGAGTACGCGATCATTCGGTATGGCGCCGCAGACGCAATCAAGAACCAAGATCCCAATATCACTCTGCAGTCAGTCCAGCAGATGGTGGATATTGCCCGTGCAAACGGGGTCACGCCGATCATCGTTGGCGTAAGTGAGCTGTACGGCGCACAGAACTCCAAGACCGGGAATATCGCTGGATACATTGATCCTGGCGCAGAACAACGAGCCAATGCCATCAATGCTGGCTTGGCGCAACTTGCCGCAAATAACGGTCTGGCCTTCACGGATGTGCGCTCTGCTGTTTCGGCGGGGAAGGGCGATCTGTTAGACGGTGTTCATACCAATGCTGACTTCGGGAAGAAGATGGCTGATGCCATTTCCGAGAGCATCGTTGAGCAGGGAGCCATTCAAGGCGCGAATGTCCCGCAACTCCCTCCAAATGTTGACGCTCTGTCAAACGAAGAAAAGGGCAGGCTGTACAACCAATTTATCGAGCAGGGATACTCTGATGCCCAGATTCGCACCGCTGCAAAGGCAGAAAGCGATCAGGACTGGAACGCTCTAAGGCAAATCGCCGCAAGCGTTAAGAACACCACTCCCGCAACGATTGAGCGCCGTGCTGCGCTAGAGACTGCTCCGCCTCAAGAACCGGCCGCAACAGACATAAGCCAAGCAACTATCGCAGCCACTCCAGGGGGAGCTCCGATTGATTTTTCTTCATTACCTTTTGAATTTGTTCAAGAAGAATCTGGTGGTCAGTACCTGCCTATTGATTTGGGCAGTGGTCAACAAGTCTTCAAAACCGCCAGTGGCTATGAGATTTCCGGTCCTTCGGGAGGGTCAATTTATGACTCTGAGGGAAATCTTGTAAACACTTATGAGAGAACCGGATCGAAAACAGGAATCATTAGGGACACTGCTGGCAATGTGGTCGGCAGCATAGACTCTAGCAGCCGTCTAAATCAGGCTTTGGGTAGCGTTTTTGATCCGCTTGCCCCCGCAATTCCTGCTGTTTTGGGTTCTTTGGTTTTGGGGCCAGCTGGCGCGGGGCTGTTGAGTGCTCCAACGGCTGCCGCAGTTGCTTCTGGTGGGAACACGCTGCTCCAAGGTGGATCTGTAGAGGACGCTCTGAAGGCCGCAGCTTTGGCAGGAATCACGGCTTATGGCTTGGACTATATGACCGCATCTCCTGAACTGCTTGAAGCTCGTCAACTTGCTTCATCTGGAATGTCAGAAGAGGCAATCGTTGACACGCTCATCAGCCGAGGTGTGAGCACGAATGCAGCTATCGAAGCCGCATCAAATGCAACCGGCCTTCCCGCCGCTGGTGCCAATCGAGGACTGGAGTTTGCCTCTACTGGGGCCGCGCCTGATGTCATCGTCACCGGCGGTTCTGCGGTTGCTCCTGGGATTACTGCGGCGGCTCCTGCTCTTGCGGCTATTCCTGCGGTATCGCAAGGCTTGTTGACAACTGGTCCGGTCCAACAAACGCAGATTGAAGCGCCGAGGATTGACCCTGACGCAGCGAGTTCTATTCTCTCAAGCGTTTTGGGTCAGCCGGTTGCTGTTGCTGGGTCAACTCAGCAAGTCCAGGTGACCGGAGAAACCCCAAGGCAGATCAGCCAAAACGAAGCTGCCGCCGTTCTCAGCTCGCTCACTGGTCAACAGGTACAGGTGACCGGGCAGACGGTCACAAACCAACAGGTTGCCGATACTCTTCCCGCTGCAGCCGCCGCTATTCCGCAAACTGTTCCTGTTACGGCTCAAACTTTGCCAACGACTCAACCTGAGACGGTGGCTCCTGCTGCAACTGCTGGCCTTTTGACCACAGCGCCAACACAACAGGTTCAGGTTACATCTCCGCAGCTTGACCCTGACGCTGCAAGCAACATTTTGTCTAGTGTTTTGGGCCAGCCAATTTCTGTGGCGGGATCAACTCAACAAGTAACCGTAACGGGTGAAACTCCGCGACAAATCAGCCCAGACACGGCTGCTGCTGTTTTGAGTTCATTGGTGGGTCAACAAGTCCAAGTAACTGGGCAGACCGTAACGAGCCAACAAGCGGCTGAGACATTACCTGCCGCTGCTTCTGCTCTTTTGCAGAGTGTCCCGGTTACTGGGCAAACTATTCAAACAACTAGGCCTCAAGAAGTGGCACCTGCTGCAACTGCAGGACTTTTGGCGCCAACTCAGACAGTTCCCGTTACTGCACAAAATATCCCAACCACTGCCGCCGATGTTGCGCCTGCCGCAGTTGCTGGGTTGTTGACACCTCCGGTGCAAACCGTCCCGGTCACCGGCCAGAATCTGCCAGCAACGCAAGATGTGGCTGGGCCGACTGGTGCAATGCTTGGAACCGCAATCGCGCCAACTCAAACTGTTCCGGTTGAAACTCGCACAATCCAGACCCAGATGACTGCGCCGGTCATTCCTGTCACACCGACTCAAAGTGTTAGCGTTGCGGGAAATCGTGAAGTGCCAACGGCCACGGCGGTCATTCCGACAACCGCTGCAGGGGTTACTGCCCCGGCCACCTCAATGGTCAATAACATCAGCCTGATGGATGCCGCTACAGCAGCCATGTTGCTGGGTGGATTCGGATCATTGCTGAATCAGGGAGGTGGTGGTTATCAAATGGATCAAGGATTGGCAGGCAACATCATCAACGCCCCAAGACCAACCTATGGCCGTGGAGTCAGCGGATACCAAATGCCTGCAATGTTCCAGATTGCCCCGACTAATGTATATAACCCATTTGCAACGGTTGCTCCGTTTGGTACAGGACGATTCGGTGGATTCTCTTCCCCGATCACCTTGCCCCGTGGATTGATATGAACAAAGCAGAACGCGCACAAACTCTCCTGAACGATGAGTGGTTTCAGGAAGAAATAGACACTATCAGGAAATCCCTGATAAGCCAGTTGACCAACTCGGATGAGACCGATATTGACATTCGAGAGCGGTGCTATTTGAAATTGCGCGTACTTGATGAAATAATGGGGCACTTTTCTTCCATAGCTTCAAGTGACCAGTTGGTGAAACGGCGATGGAAGATTTTGTAAGCGGCCTGGCGCACCCAGGTAAAACTTAGGAAACTCAAATGGCAGACACCGACCCGCAAGGGAGTGTTTCGATGTCGGTTAACGATGCTGCAGGCGCGATTCTTGGCCTGATGGATCCTCCCCAGGAAGCTGAACAAGCCACTCCTGAAGCTCCAGAACCCCAAGAGCAAGCCCAAGCGTCCGAACCTGAAGAGCTTGAAACCCAAGAAGTCGAAACTGAACCTGAACCGCAGCGATTCCGTGTGAAAGCCGCTGGCGAGGAAAGGGAAGTCACTTTCGATGAACTGGTGGACGGGTATCAGAAGGGGCTGGACTACACCAAAAAGAGTCAGTCCGTAGCGGAGCAGCGTAAAGCTGTCGAAGCAGAACGGATCGCCATTGAACAGGCCAAGCAAGCGAGGGACGCCTACTCTCAACGCCTAAACCTGATCGAAGAGTTCTTGAGTAAACAAAATGAAGGGGAAGACCTCAATGCGTTGAAAGAGGTTGACCCCATTGGTTACGCAGTCAAGGTAGCAGAGCGGACTGAGCGAGAGAAACAGCTTGCGATGGTTCAAGCCGAGCAGCAGCGAATTGCCCAACAGCGAATCGCCGAGCAGCAGGCTCAACTCCAGCAGCGGCTCCATCAGGAAGCAAGGCGCGTGGCTGAGGTTATTCCTGAATACGGGGATGAGAAGAAGAGCAACGAGGTTAAGAGGCAAATCCGCGACTTCGCAAAAGAAGTGGGTTTCACTGACCAAGAGTTGGCTCAGGCTTACGACTCCCGACAGGTTCAGGTGCTGTGGATGGCGGCTCAATATGCGAAGCTCCAGAAGCAGAAGCCCGAGGTAACCAAGAAGGTACAAGACGCACCGAAGATGCTCCGTCCAGGCGTTGCGGCAAACCAAAAGAATGCTGCAGACGAGAATGTCAAGAAAGCTCACTCGCAGTTGAGGAAGTCTGGAAAAGTCTCTGATGCTGCGGCCCTGTTTGAACGAATGCTCTAGGAGTTAAAAATGACCCAATTCCGTACCTACGCTGCCATCGGTATGCGTGAAGACCTGTCTGATGTGATCTACAACATCAGCCCGACTGACACCCCGTTCATGAGCACGGTTGGCAAGACCAAGGCCACCGCTGTTTATCACGAGTGGCAGACCGACTCGCTGGCCGCTGCTGCTGCCAACGCCGCTGTGGAAGGTGCTGACGCATCGACCGCCACCCTGTCGCCCACGACCCGTGTTGGCAACCGTACCCAGATCAGCCAGAAGACCATCGGTGTTACTGGCACCCTGGAGGCTGTTGACAAGGCTGGCCGTAAGTCTGAAAAGGCTTATCAGCTTGCTAAGGCTTCGTCCGAAATCAAGCGCGACATGGAGTTCACCTTCCTGAGCAACACCGTTCAGAGCAACGGCTCTGCCGGTTCTACCGCTCGCGTGTTGGGTGGCCTGCAGACCTGGCTGGCAACGAACGGTGACTTCGGCTCGGGTGGCTCTGCTGGCGCTTCTGGCACGACTGCTCGCACGAACGGCACGAACCGCTCCTTCACTGAAACCGAACTGAAGACGGTTATCAAGGAAGTGTTCGAGTCCGGTGGTTCCCCGAAGATCCTGATGGTCACGCCTGCTCACAAGCAGACCGTCTCGGCCTTCGCTGGTATCGCTGCCCAGCGTTACATGGCTCCCTCGGATGCCCCCACGACCATCATCGGTGCCGCTGACATCTATCTGTCGGACTTCGGCTCGGTGAGCGTGGTGCCCAACCGCTTCATGGTTTCGGGCAACTCGGCAAACGAAGTGGCCTTCGTGCTGGACCCCGAGTACGCTGCTGTTGCTTATCTGCGTCCCTTCTTCACCAACGAACTGGCGAAGAACGGCGACTCGGATCGCACCCAGTTGCTCGTGGAATACACGCTCGAGGTTCGCAACGAAGCCGCCCACGGCATCATCGCTGACCTGAGCTAATCTTCGGTAGCAAGCAACCAAGGGGGCCGGGGCAACTCAGCCCCCTTTTTCACATGAACATCAACGAATTCTCAAAGACCGCCAAAGTTGTAGATCGCAAGGCCCATAAGACCGATGACGGTGGGCTGATTATCGAAAGCACCCAGGATGTAACCGGGATCATTGAGTCCAATCGTAAGCAATTTAACGCTTACGATGAGCGCGCCCGATGGTCAGATGACCTGCTTGGGAATAAGATAGCGTCTATTCCGCTTGCGGTAGTTGATGAACTAAACAAGCAAGGCATCATGCGGGGATTCCATGTGCTGGATCAACCTCGTTTCAAGGCCTGGCTGAACCATCCTGATAACAGGGCATTCCGAACCCGTCCTGGGAGGATTTGATGGCTCTCGCAACATACTCAGACCTCAAGACCACGGTAGCAAACTACCTTGCTCGGTCTGATCTGACCTCTCAGATTCCTGACTTCATCACCCTTGCGGAGAATCGCCTTCGCAGGGAGCTTCGCATCCGTCAGATGCTGAAGGTTGTAACGGCATCAACGACCGGGAATGACGCAACTCTCTCGCTCCCGTCAGACTTTCTGGAACTGAGAGACATCCATATTGACTCCAGCCCCGATCAGGTGATGGAGTATTACAACCCAAACATCTTCTTCCGCAATGCCCAAACCAAGGTCTTGGGCGTGCCGAAGAAATACACGATCTTGGCCTCGGAGCTTCAGTTCGCGCCGATCCCTGATGGGGTCTATACGATGCAGATGCTGTATTACGCAGCACCTACCTATCTGAGCGATGCGAACCCTTCCAATGCTTTCCTGGCGAACTGCCCGGATGCTCTGATCTATGCGTCCCTTGGGGAAGCCGAGCCTTATCTGATGAATGATGAGCGTCTTGGCACATGGGCCGCGCTCTATCAGAGGGCCATTGACTCTTTGACCGCCGCCGATGATCGGGGAGAATACTCGGCAGTTCCCTTGACTATGACTCTCGCACGGAGATAAACATGGCTGAAATGTCCAACTACCTTGAGAACGCGCTGATTAACGCGACTCTGCGAAACACATCATACACATCGCCTGCGACTGTGTATGTGGCGCTCTACACCACAGACCCCACGGATGCTGATACGGGAACTGAGGTTTCTGGCAACGGATACGCTCGTCAGAGCGTGACTTTTGGCGCTCCTTCTAATGGCGCATCCGTGAATTCTGGCGCTGTGGAATTCCCCCAAGCCACTGGCTCGTGGGGGACGATTGCTTACATTGGCCTACGCGATGCCTCTTCCGGTGGGAATCTGCTGTATCACTCACCGCTGGATGCTTCCAAGACCATCTCCACTGGTGATGTATTCCGCATCTCTGCTGGCAACCTGAGCGTTACTCTGTCGTAATGGCCGATCTTTACCCGCCGTGGACAATAGACTCCCTTGATAACCTCAAGGCGAGTCTAGACGACCTCACTCTCACGCTAGACAGTCCTCTTTATGAGACTTCTGTCACGCGCTGGGATGCGGCGGGATCAGTGTCTGCCTCTGCTGCGGTCACCGCTTCTGCGCTGATCGTTAAGGATGCTGCAGCCTCGATAACTTGCTCTGCATCTGTAACTGCGCTTGGGAGTGCTGTTCAGTCCGCATCTGCCTCAATCACCGCTAATGGTGTTTTGGAGGCTAATGCAGAAATCGTGATTCCAGCCTCGGCTGCGATAACCGCATCAGCGTCTGTTAGTGCCGCACCAAACGCCACATTTGGGGGCTTTGCCTCTATCAACGCAGATGGAATGCTGCAGGCTGCTGGTGATGTGCTGACCACTGGATCAGCATCTATCGTCTGCACCGCAACGGTCACGGCAAATGCTAGCGAGCAGGGCGAGGAATGGACACAGGTCACTTTCCCGCCAACCACATGGACGCTTGTCCCTGCTGGAGGTGGATCTTGGTCATTGAGGCTCTAACATGGAACAAAGACTGACCTTCGGAGAGTGGCTCCCAGACCAGCCTGGAATCTCTGGCGCATTGCAGACCGCAAACAATGTTGTGGCGCAAACTATTGGATACGGGCCTTTTCCTGAGCCGGTGGATCTCAGCGCATCTGCATCTGAGAACCTAAATTCTGTGTTCGCTGGTGAGTTTGGGGCGACTTCAAACATGTTCGCTGGCGGGAACTCTAAGCTGTTCAAGTTCGATTCCAGCGATCTATCAATGGACAATGTGTCCAAAACTGGTGGATACACTGGATCTCAGCCCTGGAGGTTCACCCAGTTCGGGAAGGTTGTTCTTGCTGCCAACGGTGCAGAGAAGCTCCAGGCCTGGACGCTTGGAACCTCCACCGCATTTGCTGATGTGGCCGCAGCCGCTCCGATTGCCTCTTATGTCTCGGTTGTTCGAGACTTTGTGGTGGCCGCGAACATCGCCAGCTATCCGAATCGAGTGCAGTGGTCAGACATCAATGATGAAACTGACTGGACTTCTGGCCCTACTTCTCAGTCAGACTACCAGGACATTCCTGACGGTGGAAATATCAAGGGAATCACAGGCGGCGAGTTCGGGATCATTCTGCTTGAGCGGTCAATCGTCCGAATGTCTTACATCGGCGCTCCGTTCTTTTTCCAGTTTGACACCATCTCTCGCTCTCTTGGGTGTTATGAGCAGGGATCTGTGGCCCAGTACGGCCCCCTTACATTTTTCCTGAGCGATGACGGGTTTTATGTCTGCGATGGTCAGTCTGTAAAGCCAATCGGCGCGGAAAAGGTAGATCGGTGGTTCTTTGATGATGCCGACCCGTCAAACATTGACAAGATGTCCACGGCGGTTGATCCGATCCGCAAGACGGTAAGCTGGTGCTATCCAAACACACGGGCTGGGCAGACCATCCTGA